ACTAAGGCCTTACCTCCTTAACAGCCGTTATCTGTGGTGCTGGCTGTTGTAGAGGGGGCCGGGGGGTTGTGTTAAAGATGTTGTTGCTAGACCCATGGGGAATACCAATAGTTACATCTGTCCCATCCTTGCGGATGGAGATAATAACCTTGCCATCCCTGGTAATCACTGAGACGTGATCAGGGTTAGCAACATCAAATTGATTGAGGAGTTCCATGGAGTTGGGTTGGTGCTGAGTTAGGTTACATGCTGGTTGCTAGCTATGCAACAACGCATGTAGTGTGATGCGAGGGTGGTACGCTACCTGTGGTGTGACTACAGGTAGAGGTACGCTCCAGCCCAGTCTGCTTTTTCTAGGCACCTAGCAAATGATCCGTCATCTAGTAGCTGGTACCTGGCATGTTTCGCTGGTGCTTTCCATGAGGCAGGCTTGTATACAGTCCCTGTTTGCCTTGCGACAAATGCATGGACTGACCTGCCTTCACGTTCACAGCCAGGGTTGCAGACGTGGATGATCTTGTAGTACTTAACGCCTCGCACAATTTCATATGTGCAGACACGTTGGTACTGTTTGTAAAAGTGATCTTGTAGTGCATCACAGAGTTCCTGGATGCGATCTTCGATAAGTTTGATGTTAGCGCTGAGTGTTGTCATGGTGTTGAGTAGGAGTTGGGTTTGTGATATCCATGCCGATCACTGCACCTGCAGTGAGTGCGGCAATGGTTAGTGTCAGGGCTACCACGCAGATCTTACTAAGGCGTGTCTCATGAGACGCATAGTAAGAATCAAGGTGGATAAATCGCCCTGGTTCCAAACGAACTGTGTGTTTCATGTGGTGTTGAGCTACAAGTTTGATGCAGGATATTGAGTCCTGCAGTAAAGGGCCGAAGCCCCTTAGTGCAAGAGTCAGAGTGTGCGCTTATCTAAGCAATAGTATGCATCGCCTAGAAAGCTACGCATGTATATGAGTTGATGCCCTGGCTTTGCTGGGCATGTCTTGACGTAGTGCTTGTTGAGTAGTTGCTGTGCTCCAGCAGATAGCAGCATGCCTGCTCCTGCGCCCATAACGAGGGCAAGCACAGCGTTTGTGAAGTAGTTGTTGTTCATGTCAGTAAGGTTGAACGATGCTTTGGTAGTAATCAGACATTGCAGCTAGTAGTTCCTTGGTGCCACAAGGCATTCCTCCCATGAATGTCTGAGATTCACGCTCGATCCAATCAGGATCTCCCTTGTAGTCATCTACTTGCACCTGGTAGTGAAGCATGGTTGATTCCCCACCATGCCAAGTGATGCGTTCGGTGGCACCTTCGTGTGGATAGTAGCAGAGCATTGAGTTGAGCTCGGTAGGTTTGATGACAGGATGTTGAGTCCTGCAGAAAAGGCCCATAGGCCCTTAGTGCAGGAGTCAGGCTTCAGTCTTAGGTGTGATAACGAATGCCATGTCGTTCGGCATCATAAGTGCCGCAGCCCGAGTTCTATACTCGTTCAGCTTTTCGCCAATATCTTCCTTGTTGGGAACCTTGGCTTGCTCAATAAAAGATGCTGTGCTCAATAGAGACTGAGCAGTGCTCAATAGGAACTGAGCAGTGTTCTTACGTAGGTTGAGTGCAGTCATGTTGAGTTGAGTTATAGCCACCTTCAGTGGATGGCAATACTGAGTAGGGGATTCGATCCCCTGGCATCACACCTGGTACTCAGTTGGTTGAATAATTGTTAGCCGCACACCAATCCATGTGGATGTCGTGTGCTTGCTTGGGCCAGTCGTGATTAGCACATTGCTGTGCAGTTGCTTGATCTAGTTGGTGCATCATTACTTGCGTGCCGATGCCGATGATGATTGCTGCAACACAGACGGATGTGGCCCAGTTCTTGAATGAGGTCATGTTGTTGAGTTAGTAAAGAGTCAATGCTACGTTTAACGTCCAGCTTGACGTTTTAATCCCGACCTTTCACGTCGGGATATGCACATAATATCCGGTGGACATTAGCCAACTGTTCTATATGAACACAGGTGTGCTAAGATGCCGGCGCCCCATATGCGCGATGAAATAGTACGGAATTGTGTTGATTTACACACATTGAGGGCTATATAAACCCCTGGTTGCCCAGGGGAAGATGTAACCGTCAACCAATGCAGGTTGCTTGTACAACGAAGCTATAATCTTCAGGCTTTCGTGTAATCATTACTCGCCACTGTCGTGGCTCGATATACTCACACGCGACGCCATACTCACTCTGGATCATCTCTAGCTCTTGGCAATACAAGGTCTGGAGTAATTGATCCATTAGTTGCTTCGGTGTAATTCCACTCGCGCGGAATAAACCTGCTCTTAGCTTGACTCGCTTACCTTCAAATAGCGCAAATGCTGCTTGCTCGATGCGATAATCAAGCTCTTGCTCGCTGATTGTTGCAATAACACTAGCCATTGAATTGAATGCGGTGGTATCCTGCGTGGTACGGATGCGCAGCCCCCGATATACTTATCTACCTACCCGCCATTCTTTTTTTTCTTCCCACATTTCACTTAGGTTGGGTGTTGTGAGAAGCGTCAGGAAATTTTGTTTCCTATTTTGACCTATATAGGGGCCTTACTTTGAAGTAAACTTTGATTTGTGTACGTAAAATACCCGTCTACCCCAAATTTTTACACAAAAAAGCCGGGGTGTTTAGCCCCGGTGATTTCAAAGTTTTAAAAAATTTCTAATTCCCTTTTTGCCGCTTATATGCCAGCGTTGCGTTCATCGCTTTTGTGAAGGCTTTCTCGTCGGGAAGCTCATATGCAAGCTCTTTTTTGGCTTCGGTTACAAAATCACGTACCTCGAAAGAGTCGCGGCCTTCACGTGCAAGTGACAAGGCCTTATCTTTGATGGCTTCGAGACCTTCAACTCGTTTTTGCCGTTTACCAGCGTCCATCCCTGGTGCGAATTAAAGTTATTCTTTAAATATAGCGTCACTACGTCCGAGATTTGTAAACAATAGAATGACAAAAGATAAAAGACACAAGTAATAACAGCTCATGGCACTTTCCCCAGCTGATTTTTACGCATACAGCCGTGCCACTGGAGCCCCAGTCCCAGAAGATCCCAGGGAACGGGCCGAAATGGCCCCTGAAGTACTTGAATTCCGCCGTAATCAGCTCAAAGCTCCCCAACAGGAGCAAGAAGGTGGGTTTAACCTCACCAATTTGCTAGGTATTGGTGCCGCCGCAGCCGGTCTCGCCGGTGGTGCGTACGGACTTACCCGTGCTTTACGGAAAGCGCCCGCAAAAACAGCTGTAGCCCCCTCACCTAAAGAATATGGAGGCCCTGCGCAGCGTTTGGTGCGTGATTTAGGGCGTTCCGAAGATGTGCCTGCACCCTCCAAGCCGCCTGCACCTCAAACACCAACGCAAGCACCTGCTGCCCCCCAGTTCACGCCCCGTTCCTTCCTGGAAAGCAAAGGTGCTGTATTACCAGCCGAAGACTTAACTTCTGTGCAAGTTGAGCAGCGCCCTTCGGTTGTTAAGCAGCAGGTTGAAGCAACAGACCCAGGCCTGGATCAAGTTGTTAATAGAGGCGTTGTTATTCCAGAGCAACGTGACGTTAACGCTAATGACTTTGCTAGTTTTAGTCGCGATGCAGATCGCGTTGAAAGAATCGATGCTGTTGTCAAACAGGTTAAAAACTTTCCTCAAGAAACAACACGTGCAGCAGTCACGGGTAACGTATGGGAACTGGAAGAACAGCTTGAGGAGATGGGCCGTCAAGCCCAGCAGTACTACGGTGCTCGTTATGAAAGAGGCGGACGTAGTGTTTCAGACTTAACCGGTGAGCTGGAACTGTCCCCACAACAAGCCCGTGCAATGCGTGGCGCCAAAATTGGCACTGTTTCAACTAAAGCAGGTTTAAGTGCAGGCCGTGCTTTAGATCTGAGCACGGTCTCTGATTCTGCTACGCCTCGTGGTCGTTTTACTCCTCAAGAAGTTCTTGAGCGTACGATGGCAGCTGCATCTTATCCACGGGAGATCCGTGATCAGATCTTGAATCCTGCTGTACCCCGCGAGCAGATTCGTGAGTTTCTTGGGACTACACCTAAGATTCGTGGCGGCGCTGTCAGCAGTAACCCGACGATGGAGATTGCCGGTGGCGCACGCGCTTCTATGACGGAAGCCCCCATGGAAGAACTACAAACCGCTGGTGTTGGTGGAAGAGGGCTGACTTATGCAGAAACGGCTGATCTCAAACAACTAGGTCAAAAAGAAAAACTTGAACAAGCTGGTTTTACTTATGACCCCAACACAGGTAATTACTATCAAGAAATCGACGATTACGATATCGACCCAACCGAGGTAATGACTGCCAATCGCGAGATGGGCACTGATTATGGCGATACAGAAGGCGTTGGGAATCTATTGATTGAAACTGAATCCTTCCGTGAACGCACCAATAAAGGAACAACGCAGATTCCAGGTGTAATCCAACAAGCAACGGGGGCTGCCCCTGGATCCGAGCGTCAGTTACGTTCGGCTGACGTTGTGTTACCCCTGCGCCGCACTGCAGAAGGCATTCAGACCACAGGCCTCAACGTTGCTTCTCCAGACCCCACCAAATCTTTTGGCCAACTTTTACGCATGCAAGATGTTGGCTACAAAGGTGGAATGGGGATCGAAACGGCTGATATTAATGTCGGCACTAATAAATTGATTGGTGGTTTTGAAACTGCCGTAGATGTTGTACCTGACAAAATTACAACTCAACCCGTTGCCAATTGGTCGCCATCCGTGATATATGGTGAGACCATCCGTGGAACTAACATCCGTCGTCCTTATAAACCAACGACAGCACGCATTATCACCGGAGAGGCGCCATTAATCGGCATCAGGCGTACCCCCCTGGCACAAAATGATCAACAAGTTGGTTGGACTACACTCAAAAGTTCACAACCAGAGCCTGTATCTTTGGATCGTGCCACGATTCAAAATGTTGCAGCACAAGCACAATCAGATTATTTCAATAACCCAAGCGCCAAGGCCGCTTACTTACGCGAAAAAAATCCCGATGCATTAAAAATTGGTCTGGCGCAAGGTAAAACCTTGGCCGATATTGGTGAATCTTATGACTACCAAGGCTTCATCATTAAATCTGTTGATGATTATCTAATGAATCAAGAAGGGATTGATCTTCCCCTTCTCAAGCCGCAAGTCAGCCAAACCACTGGTAATACTTATTACCCGACAGAGGCCAATGCTTTTGTAATGGGCTTGCTTAAAACAGAGAAAGACACTCCCATTTACGGCGAACCCATCAAGTTGTCACCCGAAGGTAAAAAAGTTGTTAAAGGTTTCAATAAAGGGGGTTATCCCATTTACGAAACCGAAGGCACCTCTGGCCCTATCCCCGGACGTTACCAAGTTCGTGGCGAAGGCGGCATCGACCCCATGACCATTAGCGATGACTATGACGGTGAAAACGTTGCATACTACGCGCCTCGCATTGATACTGCCTCTCAGCGTAAAGTTATGCAAGAAGGCATGCGCAGTGGTGTTGCACCAGAGGCAATGCTTGGTATGAGTAGCACCCCTACGGGTGCTCAGATGTCTGCCTTACGTTCTCAAATGTCTACACCCCAATCTGGTGTAGGTATGCGTGCCGTTCCTGTTCGCAATCCGTTGACAGGACAAAAGGTAGGCACCGAGCGTGTTTCTACTATGAACATCGGTTCTTTTGCGCGTACGCAAAATCCTTACACTGGTCCAGCCGCCCCTGCAATGGGTCCCGTAAATCGTGTTCTATCTGGTAACTACCAATATTCTCCGGAGCAGCTAGAGGTAAACTTACCCTCTGCCACGTCTCCGGTCAATGTAGAAACGGTAGAATACTACGAACCAGAGGTATCTAATCTTGGAGCAGTAATGCAACAATTACAAGCTCAAGCAGGACGCCGCCGTGGAAGCCGTAAAAACTAATCATGACTAAAGAAAAAAAGAAAGATAAAAAGTGGATTCAAGGTGCCGACATCAAGGAAGGCGCCTTTACAGCTAAGGCAAAGAAGAAGGGCATCTCCTCCGCCCAGCTACAAGAGAACGTACTTTCCAACCCTGATAAGTACGACGAGAAAACAGTGAAGCAAGCAAACTTACGCAAGACCCTTGTAGGCTTACATAACAAAAAGAAAACAAAAGCAGCTAACGATTGATGGCGCAAGATCCTCGCCTTGACCTTGGACGGTACATCCAAAACCCTTTCAACAGACAGGGGCAGATCACAAAGCGTCTTGATTTTGATGAGCTGTTCCGCTCTAAACCGGAGACAGGTGACTATCCCTGGAACCCATCGAGATTTGAGTCTGCTGACTTGCTCAAGCGCGGGATGACCCGCAAACAAACCCTTAACCCATCACTGAACTTCGTAGGCAATGCGCCGTTCTTCGATGCAAATGAAGAGGTAACACCTGAGTACGAATTATTTGAAGGACTTGGTCGTTTCAACCGTCCCAATGATTACGACTTTGAAGAAGGGAGGGCGCGTACCTCTCAACGTCCACAAGATCAACCCGACTTCAAGCCAGAGTGGATCGAAGCATACAAGCTCAGCCCCACACTGAATCCTGGTAAGATCGCTAAGAATCCCATGCCTCGCATGAGGAATCCGGATCCCAATGGCTACATCATGGCCATGGCTGAAAAGCGTGCGGAAAATGAAGTGGAAGACAAGCCGTCCATTGCACAGCTCCTGGATCGCAAAGGTGTAGTCAAGTCAATGCCCGTAAAGAAAGAAGAAGAGGAAGGAGAAACTACAGCAAATGAAAATAGTGTTGAAACAAATGCTTCCCCTGGTAAAACAGAAGGAAAACCACGAGTAACATAGAACAATAGGCGCAAGAGCAATGTTAGGTGCATTAGGTAAACTAATAACAAGTCAAACGTCTCGCCAGGCGGCTAAGGCAGCTCTCCCTGGGGCGGCACTTAACTTTGGTGTCGGCACACTGACGCAAGGTCCTGTGGCCGGTCTTGCATACGCCGCAGGGGATTTCCTGCTTAACTATCCGGTTGTTGGTGCAGCACGGAAGATGTTCCCTGGTACTCCAGCGGGCACTGCAACTATCGTCACCAAGGGGGGTAAGACAATCACCAAGGAACTGCCCTACATGCCTTCTGGGCCAGAGTCAGCCTTGAACCTTGGCGCATCCTTGGCATCGATGCCACTCGTTGATGTAGCCACCGGAGGTGCGCTGTACAACAATCAAAATCCCGTGGAACCGACAAACATATCTCAAGAACAGCAAATTTATCAGCAGGCTACCCAACGCCAGGATATTAACCGCCTCCAACAACAGGCTTTATCTCCTGGCACCCAATTCCAAATGCAAGGTTTAGAGCATACGTTCCATTACCCAGGCGTAACGCTTCCCCCTGAAACTCTTGCAATGTTACAGAGCGCAGGCTAATGGCTACCCTTCCTTCTTACATCGGACAAAAAGGCGGCCCTTCCCTGAACGTTAAGGGTTTCAAGGGTGGTTTAGATGTTGGCCTCGAGGTCATGCGTCAAACGGCCATGGAAGGCGGTAAGTACGCTCCTAGCACGTTAAGAGATAAACAATTCAAGCAGAGCCTCAAAGAGACTGGTATTTCAGCTAGGGAAACACCCGGTGCTTTTCTTGGTGCATACACTGCACGTGTAGCAGGAGATATCATCAACCAGGAAACAAGAAACCTATGGTGGGCTGTAAACCATCCCATTGCAATGGCTGATAAAGCAGCCGCCAAAATAATTGATCCCAAACGTGAATTGCCGCGTTACACATCAGCAGCCATTATTGGTTCCGTTGTAACTCCTGCTTTTGCTTTGAGCGGTGCATACGACCCCACCAATATTGCAGAGCTGGGGCGGCCAAAAGGCTACAAGCAAAATCGGCCAGATCCAGAGGATCCAACGCAATCGTTAGATCCAGCCACAGAAGTTTTTGAGCGTTTCATGCAGGGCCGGCAGGGTCGTCCCCTTGCATACGAAAAAGCAAAAGAAGAAATCCCAAGCCTTACCAAGGGGCGTTATGCAAACTACCTGAATTTCTTGTATAACGAACCAGCCCTCCTTGGATCCGTCAAGGCGACAAGTGAGAACTTAGAGGGTGTTCCCGAGGCACGTGTCTTTGGTTATCCCGTAAGCATTCCAACGGTAACAACGTTGGCTGGTGGCATCGCTGGGGCACGTATTGGTTTAGCTACTGCACCACGGCCCCCACAGGCGCAACAACTGAACCTAATCCCTGGAGCCAAAGCCACTGATATTGACACTGCAATCCAACCTAAACAGCAAGGTCGCCGTGGTGTTATCGGTGGCTTGGCAGGTGCGTCAGGTGGAGCCATCCTTGGCGTGTTAACAAACCAGGCATTAGCAGCAAAACAGTTAGATACACAGCTGCCAATGTCTTAAACTAAGGTACTGATAGAATTTAAAAATAAAGGTAAATATAGTAATGGCCACTGAAGCATTGGGGTACACGGTAGATCCAGCTACAGGAAAACGTGTTCCAATTGACTACACGGTAGACCCTGCTACTGGTCAACGTGTTTTAAAATTTGCGCAAACGCAAGCTCAACAAGCTCCGCAATTTACACCCCAAACTGCTGAACCTGATGCCTTTCAGGCTCATATGGCAAGCCTTAAGGAAAAAGGAAAAGATCTTTTAGGCAGGGCTGGCCAAACTGCGCAGTCTGCGAGGGAAGAACTGTTGAAGCCTGGTGGTATGTTCAAGAACCAGGCAGGTGCTTATCGTGGCGCAGCCGGTGGTAAATCGGGCGCGGCTCTTGGTGCAGTAGGTACGCTGCTTTCCGGTGATCCCCTTGGCGCTGCGGTCAGTGCTCCTGTTGGCGTGCTTGCAGGCATGGGTGCAAACGCAGCAACCACTGCGTTAACAAAAGGTTTGATGGCTGGCCCTCCCGCAGCAAAAGCAGCTGGTCTCGCTGCTCGCTTCTTAATTCCTGGCCTGGTTGGTGGTGCAGCTCAACAAGCAACAGCAGGTGCAGTTAAAGCAGCAACGGGCAAAGTAGAAGCAGGTGCTAATGCTCCTGTAGGCGGCACGCCGATGTACGTCCCTGGTACAAGTATTGCCTTGAACCAGGCTGGTCTTGAGCAAAACCAATTTGAACGCGATCTTGCCAACCGTCTGAAAGAAGCACAGACGATGGGTAATTACGATATCGCCAAAACGAAAGAGATTACGGATTACGCTCTTAACAAGCAAATTGAATTACAAAAGGGTCTTCTGCCCATCGCTGATCACGAACGTCGCCAGAACTTAATTGCTGCTCAGCAGCTTCAAGCAAGTCAAGGTGCAATCTACCAAAACCTTGGTCGTCAAGCAGGCATGTTCAAGTTAGCTGGTGGTGCACAAGCAGAAGCGGGTGCCACCCTGCGTACCATGATTGCAAATAATCCGTATGCAAACGCAACTCTCTCCGCTCCGTCCATCAGCTTTGGTTGATCATGGCACTAACAGTTCCTCCTAATATCACGAAGGGCGCCGCCAAGTTTGGCTGGGACAAGGGAGTAGATCTTTCAAGCCCTGGTATTAATATGGCATTTACGCCAGGTAGTGGAGCCACTCCAGGGGGCTTCCCTGCTCCCGAGGGCCCTCAGTCAGACCTAGCAACACTTGCAAACTATCTGACCCAGGCACGAAGAGAAGACAGAGCAGCCAACACGTTAGAACGAGCCGAAGAAGAAGCCCGTCAGTTGCGCCAAGCAAAGGAAAGGCAGCTGCTAGGCAAAGAAAGCCTGGGCATTGCTTCCATGTACAATCAAATTAACAAGCTGCCAGATAAAATTGCCAGTGCATTTGGCGGCGCCGGGGACCTGCAATTAATGCTTGGTACTTACGGAAACATTCCTGCAATTGTTTCCGAGACCTATCGCACGTTCCCTCAACGTACCATTCAACCAGTTGGCAGTGCTGCACCTAGCACCCAATATTTTGGGCGTGGCTGAATACCTGTATTAAAATAAAAACAATAATAGGTCGAACGTATGGCTGCATCAGATTTTTGGTCAGGGGCTGGCGGACCTCTTGCGTCGGCCGGCCTAGGGCTTATTGGCCTTCCTTTTCAGATCGCTGGTCAGCGTCGGCAGCAAGACATTATGCGCTCTGGGCTTGAAGCCCAGCTTCGTGCACAGAACTCTGCACTGGAAACCAATGCAATGCTCAGCAGGGAGGGCATGTACGGTCAGCTGGGCGAAAGCTTGGGTGCCAGGGTATTTGGACAGACTGCTGAAGATCTGGCGTTTGGTCGTCAAAAAGAAGCACGTGAATCCGAGCTTGGTGGCCGACTGGCTGACCTGGCCTTTGGCTATGGTTCAGAGGCTTCAAGGCGAGAAAGATCTGCTGCTATCAGCCCGGAAAGGCAACAGGCCCAACGGTTTGAAAATCTTTTAGCTATGAAGAGAGGGCAAGCGCTGGCAGAAGCGCCAATGGCTGCAATGTTTGGGCGTAAAGCTCCGACAAATGTTAGCTCTATGGTTATTTAATCAGGGTACTGAACTATGGGTGGCGGACGCGGAACTAACGTAAATTATCAACCTCCTCAAGTCCAGAAGGATGATACTTTTGCGAATTATTTAAAGTATCAGCAGGAGCGTGAATCGGCAGCTGAACAGCGTGCGGCAGCTGAAAGAGCTGAGGCTAAACGCGAGGCCGATGCACGTAAAGCGGCAGGTGCTGCAGGTTATGCGGGCTTAAAGGCTGGAGCTGAATCCGAGCTTAGGTCTGGCCTTCTTAGTTATCAAGACGCTGCATCTCGCCTAAGGGATTACGCTGCTAAATACGACTTAACGCCGCCTGAAGCGGATGTTTCTTCACTGTCGGACATCTACCAGAAAGAGGTGCGTCCCGGCCAACTACAGACCGGTATTGGCGCCACCTATGAAGAACTTCTTGGCCGCCAAGCTACAGAAGAAGAGAAAAGCACTGCTTTATCACGGTTCAACCAAGGTTATTACCGTGATATCAATGATCTTAAGGAGTCTGTTCAAAAAGGTTCCGAGTATCAAAAGAAGTTCAACCAGAGTTACTTAGATAATTACTACGACACTATGTTCGGTAAGCAAACTACCGACGAAAAAGGTGAGCGTACCGGCAAGCGTGCATTTACTTTTGCACAGAACTTGCTGCCTAAATACGGCGGTGATTTAGCTGGCCGTACCAAGGTAACAACCCCTGACTTCGGCAGTAGCTTCACTGGAACACCCGCCGAAATTGAAGAACAGCAGCAAAATCTCAGGGATACTCGCCAGTACCTGTATAGTGCTGGCCTAACCAACCTTCAGGGTGAGATTGATAAAGAAACCCAGACCCTTAAAAATGAAGGCACTAAGCAGTTAGCGAAGATTAGCGCACAGGGCGACATTTACAAACAATTGGTTGGTGCATTTAATTTCTCGTAAATGTATCGGGTATAATTAAAACAGTTAATGATTTAAATGTATGGCTTCTACTCCTACTGGTCAAGCCGACTCTGACGACTACTTTGATATTAATAAGTTCGAGCAGCTGCTCCAGCGCTTAGAGGGTTCCAAGGGTCGTCAACAGCGTCAAAAATCTCTGGAAAGCCGTCGGGATATTTATGCCCAAGGTCTTGCCAGTATGATGAGCAACTTCTGATTTTTTCTCGTAGACTTTATAAGCCATGACCAGCAGCTTTGCCGATGTTCCGGTTGGCCAGTCAAGTGAAGACGACTGGTTTGATCTAGATAAATATCGTCAAGCTGCTGGCGTTGCTTACGAATTCTCTAAGAAAAAAATGGAGACTGCTGGTGAACAAGAACGTGAAACAATCGGTAAAGGCGCAACCGAGCAGCGCACTTCCGCCGAACAAGGTCAGCAGTTCAAGCAGAGGGACGAAGAGCGAGACTACAACCAGGCCCAGCGAGCTTATCGATATTGAGATATTTGACGCTTGGGTAGATAACTTAGACGCTTCTACTCAAGAATCATTTCTCTCTTTTGCATCCGATAACTACTCAACAATTGAAATCTATCTGTATTCAAGATTCCTTGGATACAAAGGTAGTGCAATTCCGTGTGAGCTCTGGATTAAGGACCGTTACGTCAAGCCAGACCACCGTAAAAAACTCTTGTACGAAATCGATGAGATGCAAGAGGATATGCGTAAGTTACGCGAAGATGTAGAGCAGGGCCTCGTCAAGCGTGATGCAGGTGTGGCACGTCTTGCATCCATGCAAAAAGAATTACGTGGCACAATTGCACAAGTAGAAACTTATACCTCCAATAAAGATCGCAAGGGCCTCTTGATGGCTGGTGCAGATCGTGCTATTCGAGAACTCCTCTCGATTTTCAAAGATGATCCAATTGAGATCCCCCTGGAAGAAGCGTCAATGAGCGTGTGGTCTCGCATGCAACTAGAAGAATAGTCCGTACTAAGATAGGTTTAAATCCAGTTACCAGGCATGGGCGCAAACGCAAATAATACCCAGCTTGCCGGCAGGGCTCGCCAACAGCAGCAGATGGCTAGCGAAGGTGTCAGCCGTCGTCGTCAGGCACTGTCAACGGCTCCTGCACCCATGGGTAGCCCCATGACGGAAGAAGGGGATATCTCCGGTAGCGCAGCAGTATCAGAAGGCTTAACCCGTGGAACACCACCGGGAATTTCTTTTGGTCCCGGCCGCGCAATGCGTACTCTTGAAGGAGAAGCTGAAGGATCTCCTGCCTACCAGCAGATGATTGCTCGTATTCGTCAAGGTATGCGCTGATGGCAAAAGGTAAGATGCCTCCTCAGTTTCTTGAATACCTCAAGAAAAAAGAAGCAAAGAACCAAGATGGGTCTGAGATGTCAGACAAGGAAAAACGCAAGGCTGCTTTAGATAAAGCGCGTAAGTACCAGGACGAAAAGCGAAAGCAGAAAGAAAAAAAATAGGGTAGTATTTAAAGATACGTTAAATACTAGTCGTGCCTTCGTATCTTCACTTAACACACAGGCGAAACGCAAAGGCAGCAGCTAAGAACCAACAACTTAGAAAACCAAAAAACGAAGATTCTCTTGCGTTAGCGCGAGAAGATTTCAGCTTTTTTTGTGAGTATGTAGCCGATAAACCTCCTGCGAAGCACCATAAGGAATGGCATCGTCATTTCGTTACAGGGGAAGATAGTAACTGCCTGATTAAAGTTGCTGGCCCCAATATTGACTTATTGGCGCCCAGGGGTAGCGCCAAGTCCACAAGCTTGGGGTTGTTCACTGCATGGGCAATTGGCGTGCATACCACAGCCAAGATGCCCCTTCAGATTCTTTATCTGTCGTATACGGTTGACATTGCTCGTTCTAAGTCGGCAACAATCAAACGTATCATTGAGAGCAAGCGTTACCAAGAAGTATTTCCAAAGGTACGTCTTCTCAAGAACGTAACCAGTAATGAGTACTGGTCAATTGACCATCGCTTTGCTGGTATTGAGACCACGGGTGACGAACAGTTCACGCTCTGCGCTGCAGGCCTCAAAGGTTCGGTGACCTCCAAGCGTAGTCATCTGGTTTGCATTGATGACGCCATTAAAAGTTCGGCGGATATCGCAAACCCTGACATCAGAAAAATGATGCAGGAGAACTGGAACGCAGTGATTGCACCAACCATGTTTGAAGGTGGACGGGCCATCTGCCTTGGAACTCGCTTCCGACATGATGACATTCACGCAACCACATTCAACGAACAAAACAACTGGACGCAGATTGTTCTCTCTGCAATTCAAAATGATCCCGTCACCGGAGACGAAGAGTCCTATTGGCCTGAGATGTGGTCCCTTGATTACCTAAAGGAAAAGAAAAGGCAGGCGCCAATTGCCTTTTCGTTCCAATACATGAATCAAGTTATTAGACAGAACGAGCTCTCCCTGGCACCAGAGCTAATTGTTAAAGCTGAAATCTCAACTGAATTTGACGCTCTTGGCATTGGTGTCGACCTATCCGCAGGCATCAAGGAAAAGAATGACTACACCGTAATGGTGCTAGGTGGTCGTGTTGATGATCGTATACACATCATTGATTATCGCCGCATTCGCGTAATGGGCAACCTGGAAAAACTTGACGCAATGAAAGAGCTACTCAATGAT